CACATCTGGGATATAATTTGTTATTTTTCCTGTAAAAGGATGTTTGTATTTTATAGCAATAGCTTCACTAGCCCATTCCAAAACACTAACATTAGTATCACAAAATTGAAAGAACGCCCATTCCCAGCCACTACGATATCTAGGGGTTCCTTTTCCTACATACTTTTGAGGATTAAGAGGCTTGTAGGCACCTTGTATGAATTTATTAGCCATAAGTTATGCAAATAGATTACGGGCCACAAACTTGTTAGTTGCAAGTGGACTATTAACTCCCAATAACGAAGATTTACTGCGAGAAGCATTAAGATAATAAGCCACAGCAGCACTTAAAGTAAGAGTGTTTTGGGTGCCTATTGTTTTTATTTCATCTAGCAGTGTTAATACATTTTGATTGCTTGTTGATGCAACTCGAAACAATGCTGTTGTGAAATTATTAGCAGCTTGGTCAGTTGTCATTACGTCTTTAAAGTAACCAAAAACAACATCATATTCTTCTGGATTTACTTGCTGTTCATACTTGTAAAAATTATCAAATATTCTTACAGTATTGTCTAATTGTGGGTTAGATGCTGAATTTAATACATTACTGGGCATTAGATCCTCCATTATTGGCTACTGGAAATATTGGAGAACCGCCTAGTGCCTGATTAACTACATCACTTAATTCGTTAACTGTTATAGCATTAGCTGCACCAGTTACTGGAAGATCGGCTTGACTACTATAAAAAGTCCCAGCTGATTGAACTCCACCAACTGATCCCATAAGGCCGCTTGTTTGTAAATCTTGTATCATACCTGCGCCTGTATCAATACGGTCGCCACTTGATATAACACTAGCAAGCCCTGCATTTACAACATTTGGGCTTGGTTCTACATCATATTGTGTTGGTGATGCAAACCCAGTAACATTTGTATCGGGTCTTTGATCACCAATCCATCCTTTGCGATACTTTACAGTTTCGTATTGTAACGTTACTATGTTTTCCATTACACCATCGCCTTGTGCATAATCAAATGTATCATGGCTCCACTCGCTAATAAGTGGGTTAATTAAAATATATTCTGCAAACTTGTGTTGATTTATTCCGTATATTCTGATGTCAGTAAAGAAACTAGGTTTTCCGCCTTGACTAGATGTACTGTCAGTATAACTTTCACCGGTATACCCCCAATCATTAACGCTTCTAAAAGGTGCATAGATATCTCTGTCGCTGTAACTAAATCCTTCGCTATTCAAATTATATGCACCAATACTTCCGTTGTTTGCAGGCTGGCCATTATAAGGATTCTGTGCATCCTTATAATAGTATGTATAATATTGATACCACATTTCTCTAATCAAATCGTTTTGATCATCATGAAACACAGCTTGTATAGGATCGTAATTAAGTCTTTTTTGTATAATACGTTTTCTGTTATACTGTATTTTTACATCAGTCTCAATTGAATATTTAGGCAAGTCAATACTTTTAACTAACAACCCTATAGTACTACTTTCAGTATTCTGGAACAGATTCCTTAATTGCGGAATCTGTCCAGTGTTAAGATTAAAATATACATGGAAAAGAAATTTAAGGCGAGGACTATTTGCATAGTTATTTGACCTAAAGAGCTTCTCAGCATGTCTATAATCACGTACGATAGGATTTCCAAAAAGTGATGTGATTGAGCTATTTCCAAAAGACATGCTGAGTTAAAGCCTCGTATTAAAATAATGACTGTAGTAGCGAGCTTGTTCCAGGACCAGTTGCGTTATCATCAATGCCTCTTACTACCGGAGCGCCAACGCCATCACCAAGAGGTGTTTGTACTGCATTGTCAAATCGTATCTGAGCAGTAATTGTGACTGCTTCGCTTGATCCATAGTTTAAATCATTGTAGTTAACTTGATTTAAGTAACAACCATACATTTCCCATGTTTCGAGAACGTTTGGTGCACTTCGCCCATTACCACCATCGAGGATTTCACATTTAGTAGTGAATTTATAGTCAATACCCGATGCGGCACTTGCTTGCTCAACAAAATCTAATTGTTTCTGCAACTGCTCGCCCATTAGTCTCGAAACGCTACCAGAAGCATCGTCACGTAAGTTAACAGACAGCATTTCCCATGTGTGCTTACCAGCAACATATAATCTACTGTTGTAAATTTCAATTGGTATTTCGTCAAACGTTACTGATGGTCTAGTAAAGTCTATTACTTGTTTTGTTAATTGTGTTCTAGGTGTGCTAACACCAAAGTTTTCAAATATCACCCGGAAGCGATATTTGAGCTTTGGCATCAACAGCCCTTGAGTAGGTGACGATTGATCGTTTGCTAGAGGAACCGTCATCTTGTTTAATGATGCACTTGACATATTTTTTTATCTCCTATCGTATTATTAATACTATTTATCCAGTTAAACTGTCTGCGAAGTTGCAACATTACCTGCTGCTAATTCGCCTGTGTTTTTAATTCTAACCGGAATGTAGATAAATTCAACTGCTTTAGTCGGTTCAATCGCAATATCTACATAAAGCTCATTTCGATCAATTCTTGCCGGTGTATTGTTTGACAAGTCACATACAACTAGGTAATCATAAATTCCTCGTTTAGCGACTAGATCATTCAACAACCCACTTATTGCATTTGAAATTTCATTTCTTGTAATTTGATCATTTGGTTCAAACAAGAATGTACTTGCAATCGAGTCAAGTCTTCCACGTATATATGCAACAAGTCGTGCAACGTTGATTCTATCCATTGCACTAGATGCTGCAGCTTCAGTTTTGTTACCGTAGTTCTGCAATCCAGCACCCGGAATAAACGTGATTGGGTTAATTTTGTTTTCATACAAAGTATCTCTAATGCCTTGTCCATTTGAGAATTTAGTAAACTCTCCTGTTGAAGCATTAATGTAACCAATTGCAAGTGCATTATCAATTAGCCCTCGACGGGATCCAGCTGGTGCCAACCAAGGAAAGCTAATATCGTCACTACGTATAACAGTACGCAACATCATATGACTTGGAGGTACTACAACTATCTTTCCGTCAACGTTGTTTGTTTGACCGGAAGGATAGAAAACACCCATAAATTCACTTGCTGTTGTAAGCCCGTCGCCTGTATTCCAAGCAGTAGTATTACCTGACCATGCAAGTATATCAGCACTAGTAGGCGCCATACGCATTGGTGTATCGCCAATAACAAATCCTGTATTGTCACGCTCGTTATTAAGTGCAACCATATTAGAAATTAGTTCTGGATAGTTTGGTGTTGCATACAAATTAAAATCCAGCTGCTCTTCACGCAATGTATCACTTGTGTCAATTGCTGATTTCATTGCTGCTACAACCAATTGTCGAACTGCTAACCGTCCCATGTAGGGAGATCCATCTGATTTATTACCAGCAGTTGTTACCCAAGCTGCTTGCTGTAATAGTGCCCAATAAGAAGTATCAGTTGGTACGTTACCAGTTGTACTTGCAATTGCTACATAAATTCCACCGTTATAGGTTACACGATCGCCGGATACATAAGCAGTTGTGCTTGCGTAAGTTGCAAAAGTATAGCTAGTTGGAATAAAGTAGTTAGTTTGGTATGTTTTAACATTGTAGCCACTTCGACGTGTATTGAACAATAGCATACCTTCAGGATATAGTGCTGGGTTTGGAGCATCTACATCAGTATAGCTGTTTGTTAATAGACTTTTGACTGTTGGAATGTCATCTGTAATTGGATCAACATTACCGTTACCAGCCCAACGTGCGTCTGCAAATAGTATACCATTTTCGGTTGTTTGATCTATATTTGATATTGTTACCCATGTGTCAACATTGTTAACTGAAGAATACCGTTTAATTACTGGATATTCTTCTAAGTTACTTGTGTCGATCCAAATATCACCATACACTAGGTCAGTTTTATCACTTTGTTGTGACGGTGCATTGGCACTTACAATTGGTCCATTTGGACTAGTATTAGTAAGGTTCATACCACGTGTGTCTAGTGATACAGTTTGATAACCTTTCCAAGCTCCACCACTTTGAATCATAATGTCTACTTCATCAACTGGGCTATAGTACCAGTTAGTGCCAGTTGTTGGATCTAAACTTGGGGCATTTGCACTTGCTGTATAAGTTAGTGCAATCCAGTTACTCAGGATAAGAGCACCAGTATCTGTGCCTGTACCTGCTTTAACTTGACCAGTTGTGATTGTTGTTGCAAAACCTGCATCAGCAACTGGAGTACCAGTTGTGTCTTTAAGAACAATAACTCCACCTTCATCATGTGTCATAACAATTGCACCAGTGGCACTTACACTTGCACTTACGTTTGCTACGCCTGCGGCACTTACTGCGGCAACAAAGTCTGCAGATGTTGTTCCTCCAAGGACGGCAGTTACCGCACTTGATAATGTGTCGCTATTTTTAGCACTTGCTTGAATTGTAAATTCTTCTGCGGCTACAAAAACTGATGCTGTATTATCACCTGTTACGTTTAACGCACCAGTTGCATATCTTTCATAAACTTTAAATGTAGCGGTATTGTTGTAAAGTGAAATAGCATTTGCTTCAGGATCTACATTGTACTGTCCATAAAGCGATCCTACTGTAATAGCTGATCCACCATTGGTAGCATCAAGAGCTTTAAGTGCAGATTGATCGTTTGCATACAAAGGTACATCTTGTGCTGTAAAAGCTGCTGTAGTTGAATTATATTTTTTAACACTGAGATCTGCGCCATTGTTTACTGCTGACAACATATTCCAAATTGATCCAGAAGGACGAGGCGAACTATCAGTAGTTCTCCAACGTGGAATTGTGTAGTTGTAACTTTGCTGCAAAGCTGGGGAATTATGTGTTTCGCCTGCTTCTAATCCTAGTGTTGTTAGCAATCCAGCTGTACTTCCAGTACCAATATTAATGATACCACCGTCTGCACTACTACCATCAGATTGTGCATCACTGTCTACAAAGAATGTAAGTTTGTTACTTGTGTCTATGGTTGCTGTTACACCTGTAATTGCAGCACTATTAATTGCATCTTTTAGACCAGTTAATGTATTATTTGCGGCAGCCGGCACTGCTACTGAAGTTCCGTTAATAATAATAACGTCTGCGGCTGTAAGTGTACCAGTGACAGCATTGCTAGCAACTAATGTTGGCCAACTATTTTTCCATGCGTCACTTCCTACTAACACCCATGCATTTGATGTGTTTTTGTAGTAAATTGGATTCTTTGCATTTGTTGCAACAACTGCATAATCGCCTTGTGCTCCAATACTTGAAGCTGGTACGCCGCCACTAAGTTGTGTTGCACTAGTAATTACAATTGGTGTTTTATCTGTAAAAGTTGATGTAGCTGCATTCCACTGCTTAAGACCCCAAAGCGATGCTCCGGTATCAAGCCAGTAAGTTCCATTTGCAGGAGCACCTACTGGGCGTACAGTTGTAGCAGTTAATTGAGCTAAGTCAATATTGGCTCGCTGTACATAAGCTCGATTACTAACACCTAACGAACTAAATCCAGCTAACAGTCCGTATTCATTTAATTCATACCCGTTTAAGGGTGTTCCACTCGCAGTGTTGTAAAAAGTTGGATTACCAAAAGTCGCTGCCAAATCTCTTTGACTTGTGACTAAGTAAACTTTATTAGCATTTGCTGATGTGGTTCCTGGTGCTATCACAGTACTATCTGTACCTGAAGCTTTGTTTGCGGCTGTTGCTACAAGAATATACGGAACCGAACTCGTTGCTGCTGGTAAATAATTCGATTCGTCAACTGTAGTAACTTCTACGCCTGGTGATACTAGTGCCATATTGAGGACGCTCCTTCTAAGTTATATTGCTATAGAATAATTATGCAATATATATAGAAACTAGCTTTAATAGGTACCTTAATTAAGGTCTGCTTGATAAATACCCGTATGAGACCCTTTTGTCAAATATGTAATCGAAAAGTTGCAGCAATTAATAACAAAATTAACGGAAAAACCTACTATCGAACTAGGTGCAATAGTTGTATACGTAAAGACAAAAAACTAAAACCACAAATTCCAAATTGGAAATTAGCAGGATACCAACAAAAGAAAACTTGTGATCGTTGTGGTTTTAGTTGTAAGTATAAAGCACAACTGATAGTTTATCATGTTGATGGAAATTTAAACAATTGTGATCTATTAAATTTAAAAACTGTTTGTTTAAATTGTACAATTGAAATTGCTAAACTGAATCTACCATGGGGGAGAGGTGGTGTATTACCTGATCTTTAACTGTTTGCTCAAGTTGACTTAGCCCGCCATCATTATATATAATTGTATCAAAATCGCAATCTGGACCAATCCACATATACTCGCTTTCGTGTATTTCGGGATCAGGAAGAAATCCATAATCCCTAAAACTCAAAAACCAATCGGGTAAAGCACCTCGTCGTGCTTGTATTATCTTACCTCCAACTGATTTAATCATCTGCATTTCATTTTGGAAACGCACATCTGGAATAACATAGTTCTGCTTAGGGTTATCCAACAATTCTTTTTTGACCAATGACATCCATATGTCAGGGTCAAACCCATTACGCATACAATCAGTGCCAAATAATTGTAATACAAGTCTAGGTGTTATACTTCGATCAAGTTCATTGCTCCAAAAAGCATCTTCCTTCTCACGCCAAATTCGGCTGCGATCAGTATCGCCTTCTAACAACGATCGATCCCACCCAAATACTGCCGACACACCATCTTTGAGTTTATCAGCAAAGCTAACTTTTTTAAAATCATGATAATCAATAAGAATGTCTGCAACTGTACCTTTGCCACTTCCTATTAATCCGCAAATACCAATTATCATTTTATCTCTCTAATATTTAAAATTTTAAAAGCATCATGTAACATGTTAACTTGCCTTCGACAATCTTCTAAAGCATTGTGTGAGGCTGGATGACTTGGCAAATTAGGAACTAAACTGAATAAAGTTCGACTGTCGCGAACACTCCAAAATTTCCAAGGTAAACTTTGCCCATTACTTTTATATGCATGTTCTAATATAGTAGCATCAAACGTTGGACCTTGTGCCCAAAAGCGAGTACTATGCCAGATCATTTTTCCTAATTCAGTTAATGCCTGCGACAAACTAACACGATCGCCTTCACTAAATGCTTCGTCTTGTATATGCTTAGGCTGTGTTGCCCACCATTCAATCGTGGATTGGTCAACTTGTCGGTCAGGTTGGCTGTCTATATCTACACGCCAGTAACCATATGGTAGGTCAGAAAAGTTTGTTACTTTAAGTGGATCAAACACTTGAGCAGCAATTGTTAATATGCAAGCATCAGGGCCTACTCCTGCTGTCTCTAAATCAATCATAATATCCACGTTTTTCTCCTAAACTCTATAGTAATTTATATTATAGCACTAATGCACTATAAAGTCAACTAC